TGTGATTCGACAGTGTCCATCCACGAGTAGCAAATGTTTCGGACCCTACGGTACTGAGGTGAATGTTGATGCAGCCCCCGTCAATGGATGTGGCTCGAGTCGCTCCGACCCCTGTTCATTTCCCATGGCTAATCTGAGTGCGGCAGTGACTGAATGTGATAGCTTAGGAGATCGCTGCCCCGCGTTCACATTCAACTCGGTAACCTCCACTATGCGCATAGTACAACCCACTAATACTTATGCTTCGGCTGGCACTGATCTACATGTTAAGCAAGGGTGCGATGTCTCATGATTTCACTCTGGTATCTAAAATAGATACTAGGTATGTCGCTGGATGAGGTGGTGACTACGTGCTCGGGTTTCAATATCTCTCCAGGTGAAGACCTGTTCGACTACTGGCAGACTCACAACTGTCCCGTGGCCTATTCTCAGTTTATTAACACTGCCCCTGATGGATCTTTAACGTACAATGTAATCCAGCAGGCCACATTACAGGACTATGTGAACAACTTATTCGAGACTTATTTTATCACCAACACTCTCACTGATGACGTGACTAGCCCCGAATTCAACAACTTTCAGAACACACTACTATCTCTGTGTATTGATCCCACTTTGCCCGGCGTGTGTGGCCAGTTTCTGTTTCCATACTGCTCCGAAATTACTCGCACTGATGCCATTAACAGTCCTACACTCACTAACTTCTGTGGGTGTTATGTGCCTCCTGATCCCACCTACTTAAAGCTCACTGTTCCTCCAGGTTGTACGGGGACGGGTTGTACCGGTAACGCAGCCTGTGATCCGCTGTGTCACAGGGCCCTAACATCACACCAAGCTATTGACGCCACAGGCGAGCTCTTAGAGTGTCCCCAAACTATCTGTGTTATTGATGATGTGGTGATCAACGCCAACCAGTCGCAAGTACCGGGCGGTATCAACTTCAATACTGTGTGTATGGGTTGTAATGATGGCAGTAGTGATGGCTGTTTGTGTATTGTGGCGGGTGTCGATATCTCAGCTACGATGGCTAACATTGGAGTAGGCGCCAACTTCAACCAGTTCTGTGGCACTGGCTCAGTATGTCTTGTCGAAGATGGCGAGGGTAACATTATATCCGAGGGTGGCTGTGAGAGTATTCAGTTCGGACAAATTCCAGCCATAGCACCACCAGTAACACCATTCTGGGGCTTAGTCATCCTAATAGTGGTAATAGTAATTATAGTCCTGGTGTTAGTTATTGTGGCCCGGAACTCACGCGAAACACTACAGTATCCCACCGTCTTTACTGAGTCAGGACCACCTCCTTCACCAACCACGCCACAACTGGTCAAACAGATACTATAATATCCCACCTCCTTCACCAACCGGTCAAACAGATACTGTGATCGTGAATGTCTGCACCGCACTGTTACCCATGTTGTCTACCACCGTCACGTTCACCGGGAAGGTACCAAAGGTTGCGGGAGTTCCCGTTATTTGCCCAGTATCACTGAGTATGAGGTTGTCGGGGAACGTAGTACTACTGAAGCGATACGGCGGCGTGCCGCCCGAGGCTGCAATGGTAGCAGTATAGGGAGTGTTCACAGTTGCGGATGGTAGCACCGGTGGTGTAGTAAAGACCAGAGCCTCTGGTAACTCCATACACACGATTCCCCCATAATTGGTGTCATACACCGCCACAGTACCACAATCACAGGCCGTACCGTTCACACAGCCGAACTGGGCGGTTTGTATGTTCGTCTGATTCAGAGTTTGTGGGTTATCACTGATAACAGCCAGTGTACCACTAAGACAGGGATTTCCTAGTGCTCCATTACACGAGTTCACTAGGCCCATACACACCAATAAATCATCATAGTCCATACTGTTGGCTTGGTTCACTGACACAAAATTACAGCCCGGACTCGCAAAGGGAAGCCAGGCCAATGGGGCTGTACAGAAGGTAGTGGAGGGATCATTGTATTGAATAGGTGGCGAAGTGATGACCGCCCCATTATTATCTACATAGCTCGATATTTGCGGAAATGAGATACGCTGTCCACCAAAAGATGTGTAGGGATTACCATTGCGGGTGGTAAAAGCACTCGAGATGTAAGACGCGCATTGGGCGCTACTCACACACTGACACTCTACTGTGGGTTCACAGACACCACTGAGGTTCGTGGATCCGTCAGATAACACAGCAAAGGGAGTAACTGGATTGGTGCAGAAAAAAGCATCATTGCACACTTCTTGTGTGGGATTATATCCAATGGTATCACCATCATCCAGAGGGCACGTTTTGAAGCCGGACAGAAGATTGGTAGCACACTGGCCTGGAGGACACACTCCTACTGTGGGATTATTCGCACGCTGATCGGTGATAACCGGATTGTCGGGTGTGGTTCCGCCAAACCCCGACAATATCAGCAACACTATCATCCAAATTAGAAAGAGTCCAATCACCACCAATAGAATGATGGGCAGTACTAAGTCCGAGCGGTCAGTGGGTGTCACTGTGACTGCGCGTGGTTGCACCCGATCCAGAATACTGGGTGGTGCCTGCTGCATCTTTACAGCAGGCGGGTCAAAAGTAAGTGCACAGCACATACTTTTTTTCAGACGCAGTTGCATTGTGAATGGGCTGTTGTTACCGATGAACAATAGAAGTAGTGGCGGGCCCGGGTGTGAAGGAAGTGGTTGATACTGGTGTAATTCGATTGTTAATCGAACCCAGTGTAATGGCAGGAACATAACCTACTGGTACGATTGGAGTCGATCTATTAGCAATAGCGATAGTGGGACCCGCCGGCCCCGGTTGACGAACCGTAGAAGTTGTGTCAGTAGTGCGCTGAATGATAGTGGGCTTAGTGGTAGAATAGAAGTTGGGATAGAACAATAAGATCAGTAAGAATACTATTAAGAGGCCTAACCCAATTATTACTAAGGTCCAGATCACTGAGTTCTTCAGGGACTGCGCATCCGCCGCCGCTTGGGCGACTTCAAACTCAGCGTAGGGGTTTTGTGACCCCGTGGTATCACAGTCCACCGGAATAGCAGTGGGACCGGTGATACCAGGATTGGTCTGAGTACAACTGACATTGCCACAGTTCTCACCTACCGGAACCACCACACCGCCTACTGTCGAGTTGGTAATGTCAATGGTAGTATCGGCTACCACACATGAACACTGTATAATGTCGCCACTGGCGTCGGTCTGGCCACAATTAGCACAGATCTGATTGAACTGAATGCCCCCTCCGACTTGAGCTTGTACCAGGTTCAGAGTCACACCATCAATCAGACACACACTCTGTTCGCACAGCACTGGATCTGCGTTGATACCCACAATAGGAACAGTTCCAATACGGTTACACATGGGTGTGCACTGGGGTGGAATGTTGTACATACTGGAATAGGCCTCATATTCACCCTCGGGTAAGTGACAGCCACACCAACTAGCGATCGCAGGATCCAGAGAGATGCGCTGGGCTGTGTAAGTCTCACAGGCGGTATCTAAGCCGCTTTGACACAACCCAGGATAGGGGCAACATACGGTGCCGTACAACCAATCTTGAAAAGGATTATATCCCGCGAATCCTGGCAGAGACCCGATGACAAACCCCTGTTCTTGATAGCGTGTCATGGCCGCTGTCACTAAGCCCTGAGCCCAGAAATAACCATTGGCGTCGATGGGTCCAGTAATTCCAGCTAAGCCGATGCCACAGATCTGGGTAGGTTCAATGGGTGGCACGGTCCAGCAGTGTCCGGTACCACCAATGGAAAACATATTACGATACAGGACATTCGTACATGAGCCTGGACCACCTGAATTAGCAGTCCAGCGATCCAACCAGGCGATGCTGTCGGGGTCATCTGTAGCCAATGTCCCAGTACAGTACTGAGTCATCACATCCTGACAGTCGCCACTCACAACATTGCGGTAATTGGGAGCCCCATTGTTACCGTTTGCGCAGGTATTTTGTTGCCCAGAGTCGGAGAAGCATGCGGCGGTGCTAGCCTGATTACAGTTGTAGTCGTTCAAGCAACAGGTCACTGGGTCGCCTGCAAAAGATAGGCGCGTACATTCCATACCACCACCCAAGATACCACAACAACCTTGGCAGCATCCGAAGCCAAAATCTTGATATGCGTTGCAATCATTGTATGAGCACTCGTTCTGTATCGTTACTGGATTACCCCACTCACCGGCGGCGCTCATATCAGCACAGAATTGGTTACGATAACTGTCTCCGGCCGGACCTAATAAAGTACAAAATCCTGGCATGGGACTTGGAGTAGTGTCCCCCACATTCACATTACACTGATTGGTGGTATCTGGTTCGGGATGGGTCTCACAATTAGTACCCATCACTATCTTTACATACCCACCAGTAATATCGACCACATTAACGGGTCAACACTGCAACCATCCCAGTAATAATAACAGTGTAGGGGAAAAAAAATTACACGCTCACTAATAATAACTACAGTGTAGGAAAAAATTACCACTACCACAGTGGTAATATCAGTACACTCATCGCTCTCTACAGACACTCATTGCTTCACACGCACTAATTACTCCCACAAGCACTAATTGCTCTACAGACACTCATTGCTTCACAAGCACTAATTGCTCCCACAAGCGCTAATTGCCACTAATTGCTCCCACAAGCACTAATTGCTCCCACAAGCGCTAATTGCCACTCATTGCTCCCACAAGCACTAATTGCTCCCACAAGCACTAATTGCCACTCATAATAGTGTGAGCGATCCTCACACCATTGATGTTGTTATACCAACTTCGTATGTTACGTTCCATACATGGGAATGTGATCCTTCTGGAACACTTTGATCGTCTCGCTTTCGAAATCAACAATCTCAAGCGTATCGAATCCCATATCACCCACCGATACCAAAAACGGCACACCGGGATACTGCCGCAATATTACCTTACGACCGTCGGCATAACATCCCCGTACTTCTGTACACGTCATGCGGGCTACCTGTGTGCGATCATAGGGCACAGTCACCGTATAGGTGCGCCCTGAAGTAACAAAGGTGACAATCACACAGTTACCGGACTCAGCCACTTCAAACTTGTGTTCAGTGTCGGGAACGGTCGACATCTGAGCCATCAAAGATTGCACGGTCTTGAACTGACGATACTTCTTCGCTCCATAATCTCGCAACGTGGAAAAATTGTATGCCACTACGGCTGTGGCAGCAAGTGCGAAGACTCTTCGCATTATGGTTTTTTACTACCATGTAATCTTTTTAAGCACTAAGTTAGGTGGTAGGAATCACCAGCGTGGGCGATTGCAACATGGGAATGGCTACTGCTGGATGAGCGAAGTTCTGGCGCAGGTACTCAACCTTGGCGGGAATCATGAGCACACGGTCAGTGCGGTTGTAGATATGGCGCGGATTTTCCCATTCTTCCTGCGTCATTGAGCCTCGGTTCACAATCAGCAGGGCTGGATCTTGGGCAGGGCGTAGGGGTCCTGCATCGGGGTAAGTAAGGCGGTACAGTAACCGCAACATACCGGCCGAATCTTTGAGCATGGGTGTCTTAGAGCGCTCAGTGTACACATTCACATAGCCCAGAGCACACTCAAACGTGCAGAAGGTACCAGTGACCCAAAATACATACAAGACACGGTACACTCCCGAGTCAAGACTGTCGTCGGGGCTGGTTAGCACCGTGCGCTCCTGATATCCCAGGGGATATCCTACGGCAGTGTGCTCAAAATCCTTTTTGCAATGATCGCAGCGTCCGCCCTTGACTAAGTCACCACCAGTGGTAGTAAAGACCTTGAAGTTTTCGTGGCCACTGGTCGCAACCACTACATTGCAATTGTTGCGGTCCTTCAGCGAGAAGATAGGATCATGGTTGGAATTTCCATAGGTAGGAGCCAAAACCGTGGAGTTCTGGGCCAGAGTAATCTTCGCTTTTGCACCTCGAGGCTGAGAATAGGACCCCGAGTTGTAGTCAGCAAAGACCTTCTGGACATCCAGTCCCTTCAGTAAGAATGTTGGTACAATACGAGTGCTCATTAATTGTTTGGATATCTATGCAGCACAGCAGTTGCCTATCAAATACGATCCCGTGATTATTATGAGTACCCTCACTAATGTATCTTCAGATGAGATAACCCGAGTTGTGGCACCTTTCAGTGTCCTACGACCCCATCAGGGTACCTTGAGAATGCGCATTGGTCCAATGTACGCACAAAAGACCACCTGGCTGAACAGCGAACTCACCAAATTTGCGGATCAGGGCTTCTCAGTCCTTAAGATCGTCCATGACGACGATAAGCGACCTGATGCTGCTTCGAACTCGCTTTCGGGTAGTACTCACAATTCTAGTTTCACCGATCTCACTAAGAAAGTACATTATCTGCGTGTGCGCGAACTCGCCTCCGTGGATGTTAAGGGCTATCACATGGTGGGTATAGATGAAGCCCAGTTCTTTTCTGATCTCGTGGTCACTGTTAAGCGCTGGATTGAAGAGATAGGTCTGAACGTGTTAGTGGCGGGATTGGATGGCACCTTCGAGAAGAAGCCCTTTGGTCAGGTGCTTGCTCTTATTCCTCACTCGGATGAGTGTATCAAGAAAGTGGCCAGCTGCCAGCTGTGCTTGACCCAGTTGGAGAAGTTTTTACAACAGGGATTAGTGATTGGTCACATGGTGCCCCCTGCGCCCTTCAGTCTGCGCTTGACCAAAGGCCACGTCGACATTGAAATTGGTGGCAAGGGTAAGTACATGGCAGTATGCCGCTTCCATCATGCGGTGGAACACTGAACAATGTGTGTATGAACACACATTTTTTTTATTTACTCGAGTACCAGCTGTGTGGTACATTTTAGAATGATAGGATACGGGCACTTGTCGAAGGTGGTGGTCTCACCATCCACATACAGTTCAGTAAGAGCGATGGTGTAAGTTCCATTCGGACCACGCTTGAAGTGACCATACACGGTGCCCGAGATTTTGTGGTCCAGATCAGTGATACTACAGTTGATAGTAAGGTCCGAGAACTTGGGTAGCCCTGTCGCAGCGCCGAAAGGATAGACCACGGGGGGATCTGGATAGTAATTCAGAATCTCCACTGTCATAGTGAGTTTGTCGCCCTCCAAATTAGTTGCATTGTCGCGCCCGGTGTATGAGTCTTTGATGAAGTAGGGAATGAAAGTGGGAACCACGGACTTTTCATCATCGGCTGGGGCATCCATTGCCAACGTTTCAACAATTGCTGGAGTCACTCCAGCAGTAGACGATTGTAATGACACCACCTGGGTGTCTAATTCAGCTTTAAGACGTTCCACGGTTTGCTCTAATTCTTCGAGGCGCTGAATAATGGATGCCTGTTGCTTCAAAACATGGGTAATAGTGGCTGATGATCCTTTGGTCAGTCCCCGAGATTCACCATCATCAGTGGCATCAATGGTGTAAGGATCATCTTTTACGGCGCTGAAGATAGGAGCATCCCCAGCGCTCTTGGTGGTGTCTGAGAGAGCCCGGGCTAATGCATTTGCGGCGCCACCGCCGTTATGCCTATCGTGTTGATCAGGAGTCCACTTGCTTCGGCGAGTGCCCAATGCGCTCTTGCTAGGGAATCCGTACATTTTGACACCACCTTTGGTATCTTAAGCCTTCTATAACTTGGAAAAGTGACTGTGCTTACACGGGCATCCAGCGGGACATTGTAAAGTATGGGTATTAAGGGGGCAAATCCGGTAATCAAGGAGCGTGCTCCAACTGCGTTTTTTACCATGCCCATCACTCACCTGGCCGGCAAGCGTGTGTGTATTGATGCCCACGGATGGATGTATGCAAATATGTACACGGCCCGCAAGAAGGTGGTGAACAAGACCGACATTTTACTACACAAACCCGACCCCAAGGAAATAATGCGCGAATGGATTCTGTCCGCCATTAACTTCATTATGGGCTGGCTCTCGAACAATGTGACGCCCATCTTTGTGTTCGATGGTCCCCACACACCCGACAAAGATGGCACCAAGCAAGCACGCAAAGAGAAACACGCCGCCGCCGAAGCCAAAATAGATGAGTTGTATCGGCAGGCGAAGGGTGATATTTTGGCACAATCGCCCACGCTCATTAATGACTTGCGCAAAGCTCTCGCGAACTGTAACACCATTCAGTCAGAAGAATTCCGCACATTCAAGAATCTAATCGCAAGTATTGGAATTCCGGTACTTCAGGCACGGGGTGATGGTGAACAACTGTGTTCAATGTTGTGCATCGAGGGACAGGTGGCGGCCGTCTTCTCGGTCGATACTGATAACATGACCTATGGATGTCCTCTTATGATTACGGGTTTCAGTAATGATTATAGTCGTGACGATGATGGCTACCGAGTGGGCCATGTGGATTGTGTGCGCTATGATTATGTGGTATCGGGCATGGGTATGACACACCAAATGTTCGTGGACTGGTGTATCATGTGTGGTTGTGATTACAACAAGAACATCAAGGGCATCGCTGGTAAGAAAGCTCTGGATCTACTATTCAAGTATGGATCTATTGAGCGTCTGCCATCACACTTAGACACTACATGTCTCAAATACCTACGGTGTCGTGAACTTTTCCAATACGTTCCCAGCGGATCCCTGATTCTGGGTTATGGACACGGCAATGAGACATTGGATGTTCACACGGCAGCACTACCGCAAGCCTATGGCCTGCTGTCAGAACTGGGAGTGCTGTCTCAGTATCATCGCCTCTCTGCTATGTACAATATGCTCACACCCTCATCCGAAGGCACCGTTACATCGCTGAAATTGGGATTGGCACCGCGCTACGCGCCACCACCCTTGACTCTAAATGTGGTAACGGCGTCAGTTCAACGATTGCGTTTGAACGTGGTGGCATCCACTTAACATAATATCTCATGCGAGATATTATGGCAACTGCACACATAATATCTGGTACCAGATATTATGGCAACTGCACACATAATATCTCATGCATAATATCTGGTACCAGATATTATGTTAGCCCGCTGAACTACACGCTGGATCAGTGGAACCCGCAACACAACAGGTAGCATTTTCGGGTACATCACTAAGAGTACGGGGGCAGTTTGCTAAGCAGTTGGCAGTCTGTTGTTGCATTAATTCTGTACAATCACAGGCTACACCTCCGGTTGGTGTCCCATTCTCATTAAAGCATACGGTTGCTTGGTCTGAATCAGGACCGAATAAACAACTGGAGAGACCTGTAGGGGCAGTTCCATTCACAAAACAACCATTTACAGTATTACCAGCGGGATCAATAGCAGTGCCAGTGGGGCCGGCGGGGCAGTTATTATTACAGCTCCAGGTATCGAAACACCAAATGTTGGGAACTTGCCCACATTCATGGACCTTCTTATATAGATCTAGAACCCAAGCTAAAATTGCAAGCATGACTACAAATAACAGCGCAAATACTATCACATAAGGTAAGGGATTAGCAGCTTTCTTCTGTGTCTGCGGGTCCATATCTTTACACCAGCAGTAAGATTATGACACTGGGTTACCATTGGCATCTACCAATGTCAGTGGTGCATTAGAACAGTACCACTGGTCATTCTCAGGCCCAGGACGCTTAGCATATCCAAAACAGGGAGCTTGTCCGGTGCCATTACTCACATCACAGGGACACTGAATAGTGTAGCAGTAGGGACTTTGTTCGTTTTCGCACTCACGCAAAGTAGTATTGAACATCAGACCCACCACAATCAATCCGATGATAATGGCTAATATCACCACATTAATCACAATGCCAGTGACACTTACGGCCATCGTGCTTTTTACTGTGGGACTAATAAAAGTACTACAGTAAAAAGGATACTATGGGCTCTAATATTCATAATACTATTGACATTCAACAG